CTGCATCAGATCCACTATATCTTTCAGTTGGGTGTACTATTTTCTTTTTTATCATAATGGTCCAAATTTTTGAATAAATTTATTCCACGCAGTTTTTCCTGTCCTTAAACCGAAATAAAAGAAGAATGGACCACCAATTGGAATTGTTGTATCCGCATAGTTATCGTCCTCACATTCTCGTATTGGTGGTAAAATTGAACCGTCGTAGTAATAACTACTAATATCATCCGTTGGGTCCGCCGAAGCACCACCAAATGGGTCAGGTGTAGTCATTAATCCTGTGTAATCCCAACCACCTTGATATTTGGTTAAGTATATATTATTTCTTGACCAATCTTGTTTTTCAGAATTGGCACCTGTATTTGTACCACCAAATCCGTCACCCTCTTTATTCCATCTATAATATGGAACATCCTGAGCAGTCTCAGTCAAGTTCCCCGCCGCATTTATACATAACCTAAGTAATGTACCGTCTTTCTCTACGATTGCAGTATCCTCATCATCCTCAGAAAAAACAAAATTTAGACTTAATGGTCCTGCACCATCAAAATACTCAGCACCATTAACTGGGAAGTACGGACTTTCTGAATCTTCATCGTCATATCCGTATATTCCAAGTTGAGAGTTAAAATTCAATAGTTGGACAATATCTCCGTCCATTGACCCATTACCCCTTTTATCAAAAAGATCTTGTACTTTTAGTTTTCCTTGTTCTTTGACTTCTTTAGAGGATATAACCCATTCCATTAAGTCATTTATATCTTGGTATGACGTGTTACCAATACTTTTAGACACCGAACAATTTACATCCAATTCAGGATCCACACATATCTCCTTAATGAACATATTTCTTGGACCCAAATCCATTATTGTTGTTGGGAATAATATTTCGGGATTAGTCTGACTATTTTCTTCATTCTTACCCCCAATAAAATCAGTACCATCATATGGTGTTGATCTATAATAGTAGTGTACTCCAGTATGGTCCTCTTCACGATGTATAACATCTTTACAATATTTTGCATTGTTACCTCCTTTTCTTCTTCTAAATTGGAAGAAATATAGTGACCCGTTTAACCAACTATTACTAAATGTGTAAGATGTTATCCCACCACACATAAGTTTTCCAAGTAACTTTCTTCTTGAGTAATTTAGAATCATTGCCCTATTTTTACCCGCGGCGGCAACTAAAGTATAGACACCATCTCTAAATTCTGAATGCCCTGACGCAGTACCTGCAGGGATTCCTGTTTCTCTATCTGGCGTATAACCCTCCAATATTCGACACCTTCTCATGGTATATGGGTCACCCGTTTTACCGGCTTCCTTATACCACGCACTAATTGACGCCACAATATCATTTGTTGGTGGGACGTACGTACATGGATTCTCGGTATCTATAAAGATGTCAGGATATGTACTTCCTTGTGACCCAACCCCAACCCAATAGTTATAATCATTTGTTCCGCTAACATTATTCTCAAATGCCCTTAACGACATGTCATTATCAGGATCGTAAATGGTGTCATACTTAGAACAACCAGATTCCGATAAATCATTAGTGGTTATATTTACCTGTTTTTCACCATAAAAATAGACGGAGTGAATAGTAATTTGACCATTAGCTGATAGTACAGTACCCGACTCTGAAGTGGGTAAGGTATTATTCATATCTGTATTGTTAGCGTCATAGTAAGCGGTGAATATTTCATACGAAAGTCCATTATATCTTCCATTAATCGAATCATTTATCGGAGAATCAGATCCATATCCAATAAATAGATAAGAATATTCGGCTTGAGTTATAACTATTGGGTTTTGATCGCCATCCAACCCCCAAACTTCGGGTTTAACAATAAACTTTATAATGTAGTTTTTATCCGGATGGGTCCCTGTTACATTTAAATCCAAATAATCAGGAGATCCATTTGAAGTATTATCGTTTGGATCATATGGGTGGTTAACAACCATATTACTATTCACCACAGTTAAACCCGAAACATTTACAATCGACTCTAACGAACTACTATCAGTGCCACTTGGAAAATCTATTTCATTACCATCATCGTTTATAAGAGTCACACTATATGTGTCTCCTCCAGGGGTTCCGTCAGTACCCGAGAATGGGTCTTTTGAACATTCATAACAGTCGGGATAATTAATCAATTCTAAATTCCTAATTGTAGCGATCTGAATTTGTCGTGCGAATTTGGCAATGTTTCTTGCGGTATTCTTGAAAGGTCTATATTTAACAACAGGAATTTTAATATTATAAAGAATTTCAGCAATATCAAATATAAACTCAACGATGAAATCAAATGCGAATTGAGTAATAATCAAATAAAGTCTTTCTAAAAAATTTAAGATGGTTGTGATTAGAAACTTAAATTTGTGATTTCTAACCGCGTCGGTAATTGGAAAGTACTCATTGTTATTTGCACAATCTTCTTCGATAGAAGGTTGTATTTCTTTAATTCCAATGAAAGATTCGTTTCTATCTTTCGAAAAGAACGGAAATACTCGTTCCCCCCAAGACTTATTATGATATTGATTGATGAATGAAGAAACGGTGTAAACTCTATTATACCTAAAAGAGTAGAACATATCATTTGCAAATCCATCATTATTGATTCCCGCAATATCATTATGAGCGTCGGAAGGATAATCATCTATATTGTCCGAAAACGCATATGCTTTGGGATGAATCTGACCGCTTGATTGATGTTCTTTTATTTGAGGTATTAGGTATTTCCCCCTATACTGTTTTTTTTGTCCATTATCATTTTGTAATGAAAGTCGGAACCTATATGTTGATCTTGTTGCTATACCTTTATTACGGTCTTTTGTTGTTACAGTCTCACCAAATTCATTAGTGATGACGTATCTCATATTCATTGGTACCCTAAAAAAGAAGTTACCGTTTTCATCTATTTGAGAGTCTAATTGTACTGCTTCAAGATGTGGTCTAAGATAATTTAAAGTCCCATCCACATTTTTATCATACTCACCAGTAAAACGTATTGCTTCGATATCACCCTCACCAGTTATAAGTGAACATTTTTCACCCATTTGGTTGTCAACATTACACTTAACCCTTACAGAGTCTTTACCACCATCAGTAAATGAACCACCCATCATAATGGAATATGGTTCAATACGGATTCCTTGTTCTTTTAAATCAAAATCAGTTCTTGTAATACCAATCTCACATAAATCTTCATTACCCCAAAAAGGATAAATTTCAATGGTTTTTTCAAATGTTGTAATCTGTGGTAACCCCGCAAGGTTATTGGATTTCATGTAGGTATATCCGTTTTCAAATTTTTGTTCAGATATTCCCTCATATATGAAATCGTAAGGGACAAGTGATTGACATCCCATATCGGACATGTCAACATCCACATGGATTACTTGTTGACCGACAGGAACACCCCATATCATGAAATCACCCGAATCGTTTGTCTTTACCGTGTATTTGTAATATTTGTCATAAACCTCCAACACTTCTTCTCTCCCCAAGATATCTTCTTGATCGGGAAATGTACCTGTAGGTGTATGTCCTGTGTGTTGTTTTCTTGATGGTAGTAAATTATACTTATATCCATCGTCATTTGTTTCAGATGTTGAAGTGTATGGATATAATGCACTTATAATCGGGTCATCACTATCCTCATCACTTAGTGGTATAAAGATTGAAACCCTTGCATTTGCAACTCCATAACCATCATTAACAGAAATACGTCCCGCAACAACACCATAGTCCGCACAAAGCGAAGCGTAAACATCTTGTTGTGTAAATTTCAGAGAAAGGATTTCTAAAAGATCATAGTCCTGTTTTAATTCAACAGTCAATTTTTGATCCTGACCTATCTCAGTTAGTATTCTGTGTTTTTGTATCATATAATATAAATAGATTACAACCTATTTTCCCATTATAATAATAATACACAAAAAGTTAATTAAAATGTAGTGGAAGAGAGAGTTTTTATTCTAACTTTAATATCTTTCTTAGGGAACCTAATTTGAAAAATTTGGTTATTTTTCATGTAGATAGTAGAATCGGATTGTTGTATCTCCTTAGTTGCTTCACTAACATACCCCTGAGATACTTCTGCCATTGAATATTCACCTTCTGTTTTACCGAAAACTCTAAGGTCAACAACATTAACAACACCCACAACATCCCCAACGGTCTTCTTTAACTCACCAACAAATAATGGATCACCCATCTTTCTACCTTCAATTGTGAAGTAGTTTGTTGCCGATTCTATTACGTCTTTTAAAACATCAGTTTGTGTTGTGTTTTTATCAATAACTAAATCAATTTCTAAACCTAAATCTATTACTTCACCACTAACAATATCCAAATAATCATTTATCATTCTATAGTTAGATAAATAATTTAAGATATTATTCTTTAATGTTGTTGAGACTGTGTCAGTTAAACTACCATCACTATTATATGAAAGTAATTTAATTCTGATTTTGTTATCTTCCTCCATCACATTAACCTTTGCAGGTGCTCCGTATGTTGATGGCATTGTTTCTATTAATGACTTATAATCGTTAAGTGTAACCGCTCTATTTTGTGCTGAAAAGTTATATCCAACCATATTTCTAATTTCTTCAATTGTTGGTTGATCAGCTCCACCAACAGCGGGAGTTACATTAGTAACCCTCAATGATTGTACTACTTGATTATTTACATTGGTCAACGGACCGCTTACATTAAATTCCACATTATCTACACTTGTAATGACATTGACACCTAAATTCGTGTCTTTACCACCTCCAATTCTGTATTTTATGAAAACCGTACTGTTTGCTCTTGGTGTTGCACCTAACGATAAGTTATTTAAATAAGACCCAAGACCAACCTTTAGAGACCCGTCGTTGAACGAATCTAAGTTATCTAACGGATCTACTGTTCCTGAACCAAAAGTCACTGACATGTAACCTTCTGGTGTATATTCACTAATGAATTTATTTGTAACCCTTTTATTATCACCAGCAATGAAATTCTTTTT